TTGTGTGGTTTGAGAGAATCCCTTACGTGGGCACCCCCCCCCAAAAAGGGGGGGGTTTTTTATTTTGCAAAAAACTTAAATTTCTTTGTCAAAAGTGTTGACTTATTATAGTATATGTACTATAATTAACATGAAGATAAGGAAAGGGAGAACGAAAGAAGTTCTCAGGTAAAACAAAATGAAAAACGGTCAAACAATTTTAGGTTCTCGATACACAGACGAAATCAAAAACAACTCTGCAACATCAAACAAAATGTTCAATCTTTCTAAAAAATTGGAAAACGATAGTTTGCGAGAAATCCACAAAGCGTTGTATGGTTTGTTAACAGCTGGCTACGACATCAGCAACATGCGTAACGTCGAAGAACTTGAAAAATACGTGAATGTTAAAAAATCTCACGGCAAATTATTGGATGTTACTAACGATGACATTGAGTTATATCATAAATTATTCGTCGCTAGATTTGGAAAGTGAGTAGATAGCATGGACGCACAAACAAAAGCAACTAAGAAATGGAACAAGGAAAACAGAGCACATCGCAATTACTTATCAAAGCGGTCTTCCGCTCGCAGCTTCATCCGCAATCATGCTACAGGTTCGGATTTGAACGAGCTAGAAACACTTATCTCGGAAAGAAGGGACGCACTCATGACTGATACAGAAAGAGAAATCAAAGAACTTATCCAAGATGTATATGCTGACGAATTGAAAGAGCAATCTTGGGAAGAAGTTGCTGACATGCTAGATTTTTGGCGAGATAAAGACGGCGACTTGCTGATTGAAGGTCGTGGCATGAAACCAATTGACGGCGTGGACTACGTGGGGTACGCTGATAACGGCGTTATCTGGGAGCGATAAAAAGCTAGGGTTATCCTAGCCTTTTTTGTGTATTCTTTGTTTTGCATTAGACATTTAATCTAAATAGAGGTACACTATAGATGTACTTTTGGACGATTACGTGCAGAATGTTTTTGTTTTTTTATTGTCACTTGGTAGCTCATGCTGCCAGGTCTTTTTTTATGCTCGAATAAAGAATTTTAGTGTCCTTGATTGAAATAAAGGTTAGTAAAACGCTCTATAATTTCCATAAAATAACGATGGTTTCACTAGTCACTCTAACCTTGCTTATTAAGGCGCGTGCTATGGCTTTCTGCTGCTCATAGTCAAGTGTGAAGATATCCTTGGTATCAAGCACCTGTCTAATGTCTTTCTTTCGTTCTACGGTTTTAAGAGAGCTGTCAGCGTCTAGCTCTTTTTCAAGAGTTGTTCTTTCTGCCATGAAGTCGCTTGACCGTTTTTGTAATTCCTCTAGTGAAATCCTATCGTCGATGTATAGATCATTAAGCCTGTTAATTTTAGCGGTCAGATTGTCAATTTGTTTCTGGTAGCTAGCCCGGTCTATCGTCTCTTTGCCAGTGTTTAAAAATAGCTTGTCAATATAATCTGAATCGGTTTGCAGTTTACTGATTTCGGTCAAGACAAAGTGCTCGATATCGTCTTTGAAATAGAACCCAGAATCACATTTTGCATTGTTGTTATAGACAGTCACGCCTTTTGTTTTCCGTGGGTGCCGCTGCTTACACTCATATTTGACTAAGCGCGTGCCGTCTTTCCTTACCATGCCCAGCTTGATAGCAAGAGGGGCTGAACAATAGCCGCATTGAGCTATGCCAGAAAGCATGTATTTAGCTTGAAATGGTCGGGGGTTGAATCGCTGGGCGGCTGTTCTTTGTCTTGTTTTGATTTCCTCTTGTGCTTTGTTGAAATCTCCCTCGGATATGATAGGCTCATGAGTGCCAGGGAATATCTGGCCCTTAAATTGGTTATAGCCACAATATACCGGATTCGAGAGGATAACTCTGACTGTTCTATAGTTCCACTCTTTATCTTGCCCATATTGCTCATTGAGGGTGTCTCTAAGCTTGGTTATCGACATCCCCGATAAATACCATTCGAACATTTTTCGGACGATTAGGGCTTGATATGGATTGACCGAGAGCGTGCCAGTCTCTTTGATGTAATCATAGCCAAATGAAGTCTTGGCCCACTGCATCGACTTGCCGGACTTTGCCCGTCCTAGCTTGCCTAATTGCATGCGTTCCTTGATTTGTTCTCTTTCGAGTTGAGCAAACACGCTGAGGAGCCCAATCATTGCCTTACCGAATGGCGTTGAGGTGTCGAAGTTTTCCAAAAGGCTGACAAATTCTATATCATTTTCCAGAAATACATCTTCAATCAGATAGAGTGTATCTTTCTGACTACGACTTAATCGGTCTAGCTTATACACTAGGACCGTGTCAAACAGCTTTCTCTTTGCGTCTCTTATCAACTGCTCTAGTGCCGGGCGTTCCGTGTTAGACCCAGAGAAACCGCCGTCTGTGTATATGTCATATATATTCCAGTCTTTAATCTCGCAGTAACTTGTTAGCTTTGCCTTTTGCTCGTCGATAGAGTAGCCCTCATCAGCTTGCGACGTGGTCGATACTCGAACATAGATAGCAACTTTATGCATTGTCATTGTATTTGTACCTCGTTTTTGATAAAATGGGTACAGAAAAGAACACATAACCTCAATTCATTTTTCTTGGTTATGGATTTTTTCTGTGGTGCTAGCTCTACACTCTAAGTTTGGCGACGGTGAGTGTAGGGCTTTTTTGTTTTATTTCAGATTTTGGACAGCGTAGTCAGCTTCTTCTTGTGTAAATTTGTCGAAATTTACCAATTGATCACGTATTGCGTCTGGAGACATAGCCACAGTATCTTGATATTGTTTCGCTTTTTCAACAGCTTGTTTGTTGTAATCAATACCAGAATTCTCTACAGCATAGTCAGCGGCCTCTTGAGAGTATTTATCAAAACTTACTAGTTGAGCACGCAATCCCTCTTTAGACATATAGACGGTACTAGCGTACTGCTTAGCTTTAGTTACAGCTGTTTTGTACTCCTTAGGAACTTTGCTCTCACTTGACTGCTCAGTTTTAGCCTTTGACGTCGAGCTAGTTTGAGAAGACGTGCTTTTGGTTTGAGAACAAGCAGCAAGACTTACAATGGAAAGGCTTATTAAGCCTACAGACAATAATTTTTTCATAAAATTTCCTCCCAGCTTTTAATGTGGTTCAGTGATTGCACATAATTTAAACTCTATAGATATCTACGACTTCCCCGATTGTTCGGATGTCGTCATTTTCTGAAAGATAGACATTGTCGTAGTCGGGGTTAAGTGACTTCAGGTATGGTGTCCCGTTTGATTTGAACTGTTTGACATAGTTCTCGCCATTAACTTGAAAAATTGCAATATCATTATTCTCTATTTGCGGGGTATGCTTGATAAAAAGTAGGTCTCCGTCTTTTATTTTAGGCGACATACTTTCGCCTATCACTTTTGCAACGCTGTCAAATTCATCAGGAACCTCATTAGAGGGAATCGTGATTTCAGCGTCTACATAGTCGTCTTGCATGACCCCGTTACCAGCAGAAACAAAACCTGTGATAAAAACAGTAGTCATTTGAATTGGCTTTCTGTTTTGTTTATCACGCAAGGTAAGAGCTAAATCTACTACTTTTTTCTTGTTAATGTCATTTAGGTCATCATAGATAGATTGAATATCAGAGACAGCAGGCTTATCGACTCCATACAAGATGTAGTCCGTGGAAGTTCCTAAAGCTTGAGCTAATTTTACAATCTTTGCCCCCGTTGGAATACTAGCACCGCTTTCCCACTTCGAAATAGTTGAGTCAGACTTATACCCTAACATTTTCGCTAATTCAAGTTGACTAATGCCCTTGTTAGCTCTCAAACTTTCAATTCTACTTCCTCTTTGCTTATTCAAATCCATATCTTTCTCCTTGCTGTTTATATTAGCATTATATAGTAGACTTTCCTAATTTTCAAGTTGTTCTATAAAAAAACTAAAAAAACTTGAAAAAAAATCAACAAAACTGTTGACATTGAATTAAATTCAAGTTACAATATATTTGTAAGTTAGTTAGAGAGGAGGAACAAAATGACAAAAATAGTTCCAAAGATTACAATCAAAGAACTTCGAGCCCGTCATAATATGACGCAAGAAGAATTTGCTAAAAGCGTTGGTACGACAGCTCAAACAGTCAGCGCTTGGGAGAAGAACGTGCTTTCTATTTCTCCTAAGAACATGGTAATCATTTGTAATAAATACCACATTCAATCGTCTGATTTGTACGGTATCTGATATTTTTTTACAGTAAAACTTGAATTAAATTCAAGTCAAGAATTAAGAAAGGAAGTGGCAATGAACGAATTAATTAATGTAACGTTAAACGAAAACAATGAGCCTATCATTAGTGCGAGACAACTTCACAAAACATTAGAAGTTAAAACCCGTTTCAGTCAGTGGGTTGAGCAAAACTTCAAAATGTTCAAAGAAAACGAAGATTTTAGCTCCGTAGTTACAACTACACAGCAAAATCAATACGGCGGAACAAAGAAATTACAAGACTATGCCGTCACAATCCGAATGGCTGAGCATTTAGCTATGATGTCAAAAACAAGTAAAGGGCACGAAGTCAGAGAATACTTCATCCAAGTTGAGAAAGATTTCAATAGTCCAGAGAAAATCATGGCAAGAGCGTTGCTCATGGCTGATAAGAAAATCAAGCTCTTGGAAAGTCAAAACGAAAACCTCTTGGTTGAGTTGGAAGAAGCGACTAAAAACGCTGATTACCTAGATTTGATTTTACAAACCAAAGATAGCTTGACAATCACCCAAATTGCTCAAGACTACGGGATGTCAGCACGCAAAATGAACCAACTCTTAAAACAAGAACGCATCCAACGCATTGTCAATGGTCAGTGGGTTCTATATGCGAAATATATTGGTAAAGGCTACATCTCAAGTCGAACATTCGATTACGTTGGTAAGGACGGGAAACCCCACAGTAACATGACAACGGTCTGGACACAACTTGGAAGACGTTTTATATACGACAAATTGAAAGCTATCGACGTCCTACCGATTATCGAACAAGAAGATTGAGGACGACACCTTGACGGCACTAGTGAGCTAGCGGGGCAACAATTCAGTTGAAACGTAAGCAATACCATTAGATGATTTGATTTTATAAGAACTCCTAAAAATAAAATCCAAAAGTCCTCGCTAGTTCTCCAGTGTCGCCAAGGCAACAAAAAAGGCTGACCCCTGCCAGAGTCAGACCGATAGAAAATTTAAACTAAAGAGATTGTACCATGAAAAAACAAAAATGGGAACCAACCATAATTAACATTATGGCGGACGGTTCCAGAGTTGATGATCTAACTAAGTACACGATACCGGCAGGGCATAGCTACTACGATATCGTGGCAAGTATCTACCAGAAAGGAGCGTAACTGGATGAAGTATATCTTTCACTAATGCGGAAGAAAATTACACGAAAATGAATAACAGATTTCTACAAGACACTAGCTTGAGCTTACAAGCGAAAGGCTTACTTGCTGAAATCTTGATAAATAAAAGCGATTGGCGGGTTTATCTGTCAGAACTTGAAAAGAGGTCAACCAACGGGAAAAGCTCACACCGTACAGCGTTTGAAGAATTGAAACGCAAACGGTATGTTGTGGTATTTCGTAAAAGCAAGGGCTATAAAAAAGGTTTTGAAATGGTTGTCTGTGCATCAGACATACCCATGACGGACGAATTTATAGAATACCTTGACAAAAAGTTATCCACAGAGTTATCCACAGGTAGCCTTAAAAATTCATAGTTCGATAATTGGAATTTCCATTTAATCAAACGCTGATAATTCGTAAGTTAGAAAATTCATATTACGAAAAAATCAAACGATGATAATTCATAGGTTAGAAAATCGGACACTAACAATAACTAATATATAAACAATAACTAATATATAACAATATGGTGCTACGCACACTAACCAACAACAATCTAGAGCCTAACGGCACTAATTAGCAATAATTACTAATAGATAACAATACAGTAGTAGTTAGAAGAATAGAGAGAGGTAATAAAAATGAGAAATCTTAAAGCGAATAAAGGCATGGTCAACTTTTTCAAAAACCTCGGAATCAAAAAAGCATTCCTAACTGACGACATCCGTTTTGACAGAAACGGTGCCCATCATGTCGGTGTGGATGTCATCATGAAAGACGGGACATGTTTTGGTGTGTTCAGCAACGGTGAAATTCTAAACTAAGGAGCAGATATGACTAATCAAGAACGCTATGAGGAAGATTTAAAAATCATTCCAAAAGGTGGAAGTAAAGCCTACGTCATTGACGGATTCAATGCTTGCATTAGAAGGCATGGATATATTGGGCATTTATGCGGATATGTCGAAGTGCCAGACGGATTGAGTGTTGACATTGACGAAATCGACTGTCACGGAGGCATCACATTTAACGACCATTGGAGCGAGTTTCCGACTGACGGCTACTATATCGGTTTCGATTGCATGCACTTCGGAGATTGGGACCCACTCTTAGCTAGCAATGGGTGGTCATCTATCAGCTACACTTACAGAGACACTGAGTTTGTCTTAAACGAAATCAAAAACATTATCAAACAACTAAAGGAGAAACAACATGAAAATTTTTAACTGGATTTGGTCTAAAAAACAAGAAGAAGTAGAAGTCTATGAAGTCCGTCCACATCGCATGATTGACGAAAAGGTACGAGATTTCAATGCAGACCATGGTTTGCCATTAGATCAATTAGTGGGGTAATTGCATGAAGCTATTAAAGAAATTGCTAAACAGAAAGAAACCCAAGCAGCAAGAGCCATTCTTTGAGTGGGTGGAAACACCCGAAGAAAAGCAAGAACGACTCAAGAACAAGTACACAAAATAACATCAACTTTTCAGCGTGCAGCCATGACCTCGTCGTGGAGTGCATCTTATACCCATAATTTTTCCCCAAAAAAATTAACACTTTACTACCCACACAAAAATCTTTCTAAAAAACATATTTACAAAGCGGCGAGGTTGTGGGTGCACGCTGAGAGCACTAAAAAAGCACAGGTAAGGGCCTGTGCAAGAAAAATACACCAAGGAGATTATACCATGTTTACACAACAAATTGCAAAACCATCTTACGTTAAAACTAAAGCTTTCGGGCTTTGCGGAACACTAGCTCTTGCTACCGCATTGCTTATCGGTGCTGGATCAGTATCAGCGGACGAAACTGCTCAACCAGTGGCTACACAACCAGCGGTGTCTAATGTCTACACCGCTGATAACGGCGGCAACATTACAGTGACACCGTCTGAAACAGTGGCACCAGTGGAAACACCAGCGGTTGCTACCGAATCAGCACCAGTGGCAGAACCTACACCGGTTACAGAAACACCAGTAGCGCAACCAGTGGCAGAAACTACAGCGCCAGTCGAAGCGCAACCTACTACATTCGTTAAAGAGGGTGACACTATCCAAGTATCTAACCCTAATGTTGAGGTTGACCAGTCTCAAGGAACTGGTAAATACCAAGGCTTCACAGTGGAATACAAGGATGTAAAATTCCCTGACGATATGGCTATCAATGAAGGGGATAAGGTTAAGTTCACTTTACCTGAAGAAGTGAAATTTCAAACTAACTTTGACTTTGATGTTTACAATCCTGACAAGCAAGTTGTTGGTAAAGCTACTACAGACACAGCAAGCAATACTGTGACTACTGTATTTAACAACTACTTTGCATCTCATCCGCTTAACAAGCAAATGAGTCTTAAAATGGACGCTACTTGGACAGACAAGGTCGAAAGTGGCAAGCCAGTCACAGTAAACTTCAATGGGACAGTGATCACCGTCAACATCGGCAAAGAACAAGAAATTGGTAAAGATGAATTACTTTCTAAATGGGGTAGTCAAGACGAGAATGACCCAACTGTTATCAACTGGACTATCCGTGTTAACTACGCAAGACGTGTGTTGAATTATGTGACATTGATTGACACAATGAGTGACAATCAAACCCTTGTGGATAACTTCTTTGAAGTTAAGAACATTGAGAGCGTGAATCCATGGATTGATAAAGGTTCAGCAATGGATTTAGTTAAGTCAATCAGCAAATCTGAGCATGGCTTTGAAATCAAAATGGACCGACTTGACCATATGATTTACTTGAACTATAAAACCAAACTGACAAATGCAGTTAAGGATAGCGTTAATCCAACCAATAAGGTTGAGTTAAAAGCTGAGTCAGATGGTGCTGTTTCATACAGTTATGTTCAACTCGTCGGTGGCCGTGGCGATGCATCAGGCGAAAACAAACCAGAACCAACGTTTGAAATCCCTCGTGAAGCTCCAAAAGTTGACATCCCGGAATTTGAGGGTGGCATCCCCGGAATCCCTGAAGTCCGTGAATTGCCGGAATATAACGAACCTATCGGTACAGTACCGAATGAAGCTCCGAAATACGAAAAACCTGAGTTTCAAGGTGGTATTCCTGGTATTCCAGAGGTACGAGAATTGCCAGAATACACTGAACCAATTGGAACAGTGCCAAATGATGCGCCAATTCTTGAAAAACCTTCTATCGATCTAAAAGATATCCCAATGATGCCACCAGCACCAGTCGTAGAGATTCCTGAATGGCATGGCGGAACTACTCCATTCGATGCACCTAGCATTGATAAGCCAGAATGGTCTGGAGGTGTCGTACCATTTGATGCACCAGTTTTGGACTTGCCAGAATTGGAAATTCCAGTAGAACCAACTAAACCAACACCAGAAAAACCTAGCACGCCAGAAAAAAAACCTAAAACGAGCGTAGAGCGTCCTAATAATAAAGTGGCACAATCCCCTACCACAGTATCTTATGACTTCGCACCAGCAAGCAAAGAGACACCAAATACACCCGTTTACGGTAGAACTTTGCCAAATACCGGTGAGAAAGAAGGTATCATATCAACTCTTGGTCTTGTGGTCATTGCAGCAGGCATCACAAGTTTGACATTGAGCTTCAAGAAGTACAACGGTAAAGAAGACAAGTAATTAAATAATTGAAGTGGTGGGAGGGTAGGCATTAAACATGGCAGATAATCAGAAATACTATTACGTAGGAGGTAAAAGTGGGAAACCGTAGAATGATAAGTAAAACCGTAACTCAAACGCATCGTTTTCTACGCTTGCCGCTAGAAGCTCAAGCTCTTTATTTCCATCTTATCCAAAATTGCGACGATGATGGAGTGGTGGAAGCATTCCCTATCCTCAGAATGATAGGGGCTAACGAGGATAATCTAGGGCTTTTAGTTATCAAACAATTCGTGAAACCTCTTAATGATGAAATGGTCTATTTCGTGGTTGATTTTCACGAACAAAACACGGTCAGAAAAGACAGGTATGTTCCTAGTATTTACAAAGAGTTACTAGAGGAAAACACCGATGAAACCACTGGTAAACCACTGGTAAACCAAACGGAAACCACTGGTTTACCCAATATAAGTAAAGATAATATAAGTAAATCTAATTTAAGTAAATCTAACAGTAGAGAGGATGAAACATCAGAAATTAGTCAATTTTCTTCTTCTGCTGCTGATGACCAAACAGATTTTAATATTTTTAGACATTATCAAGAACGAATCGGACCTATTGATGGATACCAAATGGAAAAACTAAAAGGCTATATCGATTTCGATAAGTTAGAAATCATGTTGGTCAAACGTGCCATAGATAGAGCTGCTGATAACTCAAAACGCTCATTTGGATATGTCAACTCTATCTTAAAAGCTTGGGCACAAAACGGGATTCATACCGTTGCCCAGCAAGATGAAGAACAACGTAAATTTGACAGTCGTAAAAGTTTTGATGATGACAGACCCGTTAAATTTGGCCCAGCATGTAGCAAATACTAGAGGTGGTGCTTATGAGTTTAGAGCAAACAGCCAAGCAAATGCGCAAGCAGTATATGACAGTTAGTGATAAATACTGCGAGAAACACCAACGGCACTATGTCACGATTCAGTTTCCAAATAGCAAACCCTACACAGTGTGTGAGCTTTGCCATAGGGAAGAGCAAGAGCGATTGAACGCCACTAAGGCACAAGAACAGTATGAGCGTGAGCAAGAACAGAAACGCTTGTACTTCCTCAAAGATTTCAGCTTGCTGGATGATGATTTGAAGAATGCTAGCTTTGACAATTACAAGGCAGTGACCAGAGAGCAGAAAGAAGACTTGAAGAATGTTAGAAGTCAGCTCAAAGGCTATCTTGACGGTCAAGACTACAATATTGTGCTTATCGGGGATACTGGGGTTGGCAAAAGCCACCTAGCATATTCAGCACTTAAAGCCTTGTCTGATCACACGAAAAAGATGGGGTTATTCATCAACGTGGTTGACCTGTTAGCAAAAATCAAAGAGGACTTCAGTCTTGAAGCTGAATATATCAGACGGATTTCGGAAGCTGAATGGCTAGTGCTCGATGATTTAGGGACTGAAAAAGTGACAGAGTGGTCTAACGGTATTTTGTACAGTATTTTGAACAAGCGTACCAAAACTATCATTACCACTAACCTAAGTCCACGGGACATCATGGGCACTTATGGGAAACGTGTTTATTCACGAGTTTTCAAAAAGACAGGACTTGGAACAACGAACGAACATGTTTATCAATTCAAAACGCAACAAGACAAGAGGATGATGTTTTGACAGAAACGGAAGTAAAACTAAAACTCTTTGAAGACTACGAGCGTATTCATGGACTTTTGTTTTCAGAGGAACATAAACAGAAAATGATGGATGATTTAGATCTGTATTCGTTTATCGAGAAATTAAACGAATATATGGCGTTCTGCTACCGCTCGAAGGTGGTATTTAATCAGCACGTTCGAAAACACGCCTAAAATCGTCTGTAATCAATTTAAAAGTGTAGGGGGTATAAATTATCTAGCTACCACCTAAAAACGATAAGAGACCCCTTAAATCGAGAAATAGGGGCATTCAAAACAAAAAGGAAGACGAAGCATGACAAATCAATTAGCACACAAAGATTTTTTCAACACCCCAGCAGTTAAACAAAAATTCCAAGAGGTGTTGAACGGAAACGAGCGACAATTTACGGCAAGTTTGCTATCAATCGTGAACAACAACAATCTACTAGCACGGGCAAGTAACACCTCGATTATGACAGCGGCAATGAAAGCAGCGGTATTAAATCTACCTATCGAGCCAAGTTTGGGCTTTGCTTACATCGTGCCATACAAACAAGATGCACAGTTTCAGCTTGGCTACAAAGGACTTATCCAGCTAGCTATCCGCTCTGGTCAGTTTAAGGCTATTAATTCCGGCAAGGTTTACAAGGCACAATTCAAATCATACGATCCTCTATTTGAAACATTGGACATTGACTTTACCCAACCAGAAGATGAAGTGTATGGCTATTTTGCCACCTTCGAGCTCGTAAACGGCTTTAAAAAGCTGACATTCTGGACAAAAGAACAAGCAGAATCACACGGGAAACGCTTTTCAAAGACTTACGCAAGAGGGCCTTGGTCTACTGATTTTGACGCTATGGCTCAAAAAACTGTGCTCAAGAGCATTTTGAGCAAGTATGCCCCGCTTTCGACAGAAATGCAAGAAGGACTTATTTCGGACAATCAAACTGAGGAAGTTAAATCTGATCCTATCGATGTTACGCCAAAAAACGAGGACACCCAAACGCTTTTAGGCGACCTTATGAGCGATGAAGCTGAATCTGAAACAGAAAAAAGTGTAGATTCTGAAACCGGTGAAATCATCGAAGAAGTCAGTTTGTTCGAAGGTGATTCAACCAAAATCAAAGAGGTAGAAAATGACTGAACTAACAATCTTGACGGATGATAATTATTATTCTGACAAAACCTATATGTCTGTAAGTCGATTCAAGGAATATATGAAATGTGAAGCCCGTGCTAAAGCCATTGATGACGGGACATGGGATGATGAACGAGATCAAAAGCCGTTGCTATTCGGAAATTACGTTCATAGCTACTTCGAGAGCGAAGAAGCTCATGAAAAATTTAAAGAGGATAACAAAAAGGCTTTGTTCTCAAGTCGCAAACCTTACGGATTGCTATCTGATTTTAAACTGGCTGAAAAAGTTATCGACACATTGAAGGATGATACACTTTTCAACAATCTCTATCACGGAAAAAAAGGCGATAAGGTCGAAAAGGAAAAGATTGTCACTGGTTTTATCGCTGGCGTGCCATTCAAGGGAAAGCTGGATAGTATCAATTTTTCAAAAGGCTATGTAGTCGATTTGAAAACCATGAAATCCATCTGGACTAAGGAATGGTCAGAGGAATTGCGTGCCAAAGTACCGACGGCAGTCAATAACATTCTAGGGTTCCAATACCATGTCCAGCTAGGAACTTATTTAGAGCTCCTACGACAAATGGATTACCCGACATTTAAACCTTTTATCGTGGCAGTCTCGAAAGAAAAACAACCAGATAAGGAAATCATCGAACTTACTGAAGAATGGCTTGCAGAGGGGCTAAATTACATCACAGAACACGCTCCCAGAGTGTATCAAGTGTCACTTGGAAACGAAGAACCTAAGAAGTGTGGGCATTGTGATTATTGCAAGTCACAAAAAAAGCTGCATGAGGTTCTAACACTGGATGACTTTTTAAACACTTGAAAGGAGAACTAAAAACATGATGAATTCAGTCTGTCTTGTTGGGCGCTTAACTCGTGACCCAGAACTAAAATACACGACCAGCAATATTGCAGTAGCTACATTTAGCCTAGCGGTTAACCGTAACTTCAAGGACGCTAACGGCGAACGTGAAACGGACTTTATCAACTGCGTTATCTGGCGCCAGCAAGCTGAGAATTTGGCTAACTGGGCTAAAAAAGGCGCATTGATTGGCATTACTGGACGCATCCAGACCCGTAGCTATGAGAATCAGCAAGGTCAACGGGTGTATGTAACTGAGGTTGTCGCTGAGAACTTCCAAATGCTAGAAAGCCGAGCGGCGCGTGAAGGCAGTAATGCAAATCAAGGCAACACGTCTGGAGCGTTTAGCAATGACAACGGCTATGCAGGGCCTTACGGGAACGCAAACCCTATGGATATCGATAGCTCTTCACTTCCCTTCTAAGAAAGGAGAATAAATGGAATTTAAACCAGTAAAAGGCTACGAGGGTATCTATGAAGCATGTTCCGATGGCACAATTTGGTCGTGTGAAGGGAAAGTAACTTACAGCAATTGGCACGGAAGAATTAGAAAGCGTGTCTGGAAACGCAGAGAAATCAAGCCGCAGATACAAAGACGAGTAAGAAGCGCACACAGCGACAAGCGAGTGAAATTGTGGAAAGATGGCGTTGTGAAAACGCACCTTGTAAGTAGATTGGTAGCTACTGCATTTACCCCTAACCCAGAAAACAAAGGCTTTGTAAATCACAAAAACGGAAACCCACTAGATAACTCGATAGATAACCTTGAATGGGTGACTAGATCAGAAAACCAAAGACACGCCTATAAAACAGGTTTAATGAGTTGGAATAAAAAAGTCGTCTTAAAAGACACGTCTAATGGCGTGGAACATCATTTTAACAGCTTGGCGGATGCTAGTCGTTTCCTCGGCATGAACCACAGCTTTCTAAGCGGTAAACTGAAGCAGGGCAAGAGCGTGGATGGCTACAAAGTGGTATTGGTTTAGAGGTGAAAATATGAAAATGATTTTAAACATCGAGCCTAAACCACAAACAAGGCCACGATTCAGCAAGTTCGGAACTTATGAAGACCCAAAAATGAAGGCTTGGCGTCGTCAGTGTTCTCAACTTATCGAACAAGAATATGACGGGCAATTCTTTGATGGGCCGATTTCAGTCGATGTGACATTTTACATGAAAGCGCCTTTGAGCGTATCAAAAAAGCCCACGCCAAAAGCTAGAGCTAAAACGTGGGACGCATTCAAGAAATTCATGGATGAAACGCTTTGGCATGCGAAAATCCCGGACGTTGATAATCTGGTAAAAGCGCTCTTTGATAGCATCTCAAACGCTGGTTATAACAAAGTTGACAAGAAGGGCATAGTCTGGACGGATGACAGTATTGTGTGCGATTTAAGAGCTCGCAAGAAGTACAGTCCTAACCCACGCATTGAATTTGAAATCAAGGAGTTGGAATGAATAGCAAATACAAGGACAAGTTGGTTGGTGTATATGCACCGGGCAATTATGGCACACTAGCGTGTTAGCTCAGACACAAGAGTTTTCGAGGTGGTTTTGGTCTAATCGCAAGGACATGGAACTTACCAGCATTAAGTTGGGCATCGGCATTAAGAAGCTCAATCGTATTCTGACACTTGAACAGTTACCGGATGAAGAATTACTAACGAGGATGATGGAATTATGCAAGTAAAAGAGTACGCCTTGTATAAAGGTGAAGAGCTATTGGCAATGGGAACTAAACGTGAAATCGCTGCACAATTGGGTGTGTCAGTAAATAGTGTTAGTCACTACGGTACGCCGGTGTACGCTCGAAGAACAAGTGAAAACGGAAGGAGATTAGTAAAGCTATGAAATACAAAGTAATCGTATATTACGACAACATGCCAGATAGTGAGCATATTTTTAACAACAAGAATGACGCTATCAACGAGCTACATCGCTTACGAGGTGTTAAATATCGCAACTCTAAGCTATATACAGTGGAGTTAGTCGAATGCGGTGGATAGTAAGAGTAGCACGCACAATGGATGACGTTATGGAGTGCCATTTCACAGATAAGGACAAGGCACTAAAACACTTAGAAGCGTTGAAGAAGTTAAGCATGGCAGTGGATGATGCAACTGTTTGGATGGAGGAAATTAGCAATGATGAACAAGGATGAAGCAGTACAGAAACTATCGAAGGTAGCACGAATTTCGGTAGCTTACGCAGAAGACTTATATGATTCGTTTGTTCCTAAACCAGTAATTCCCTACTATATCGCAGATTATCTTGAAAAGGTGAAGAGAGAGGGGGATTACACGGTGGTGGGAGCTGTAAACGAAGCACCAGAAGGACGAATTGGCGATTGGTTGATTTTAGAGAAAGTTAATATTTTTGCCAAGGCGTGGGTTAACGGGTATAAAGTCGAGGGCGAACCTAGATATACGGTTCGGATTAAAGGAATTGACGGATACAGTAAATACCTCAATCGAGATACAAAAACTCAAAAATGGCTTTTTGCATCGAAAACAGAACTTGAAAGATTTCGAGCACACCACACCCGCAAAGAGCTTGAATCAAACGGCTTCGGCTGGGTATTCTCTTGTGAAGGCGTGGAAGTTAAGGAGGTGGAGTGATGGTAAAACTCGTATTTATCGCAGAGCCTGAAGAACCGACGTATGACAGTATGTCAGAACTAATCGACAAGGTCAACCACTGGGCAGACGAACGCAATTTAAAGCAAGCAGACCCAAAGATTCAGTGGATGCGTATTACTGAGGAAGTCGGAGAAATTCGGGATGTACTCTTGAAACCGACGAAATTCACGGAACCGCAAGCAGCACTCAAAGACGCAATCGGTGACACGCTAGTAACGATTATCGTGCTAGCACATCAATTAGACCTTGATGTAACTGAGTGTCTAAGCATTGCATACGAGGAAATCAAGAATCGGAAAGGAAAGATGGTAAATGGAACATTCGTTAAAGAAAGTGATTTATAACGACCTGGCAGTCGCCACAGTTCTGCTAGTGGTGTCGCTAGCAATTAACGTGACTACAGTGTTGCGAGTGGTCAACCGACCTATCGAGACAGTGGTTATCCATAAAGCTGACAATGCCGTTGAATTACATGGCAAGGTTACTGGAAAATCTATGGTAGGCAAGCTCTACACGCTTGATTGCGGTGCTTACGGGAAATTCCTTGTAAGCAAGGAACAGTATGACAGCGTGCAAGTCGGGGATGATATTCCGAGCTATTTGAGGGGGCGGGGACAATGATTCCAAATTTTAGGGCTTGGTCAAAGCAAGAACGACGTTTGATTCTTTCAGAAGATATTCTTGCTATTGATTACGAGAATGAAGAAATAGACGCACAAAAAATCTATTTTGAAGATGGATTGCCGGTTGAAAGGGATATATATACCTATGGTTTTGACAACATCGAACTTATGCAATCAACAGGATTGAGAGACAAGAATGGCAAAGAAATCTTTGAGGGGGACATCCTAAGAGTAACCAACCTATCAAGCTGGTTGGAAGTTGTATCTTTCAACGAAGACAAGGCGATGTTTATCTCTAAGGAAATCAAAAGAGAAGTCGAAGAAACCCCTCTATACGATTTGTTTAACACGGATATTTTCGAAATCGAAACCATCGGCAATATCTACACTAATCCGAAACTGGCAGAGGTAAGCTCATGAGTAAAACCTACAAATATTCCGGACTGACACCAGAGCTGTATCAACGGCTGGTCAGCGAACATGCAGCACTAAGAAAAACACACAAAAAAGGCTCTTATAAGCAATATTTCCAAGAGGTCAAGCAGTGCAGTGAGTTACAAGCTCGCATCATTTATCAAGCGTTTAATAGTGCAGTCGTTGAGCGTGCGAGAATCTCACCAGCGACTGTCGACAGATTAGAAGGCATTATTTCCGATGAGTTATTCAACGACCTGCAAGATTATCTGTCTACTAATTACACAAGAGGTAAAACCACGCGCCCAGTGTTGGAGAAAACCAACGCAGGACTGCCAGAGGGACTGTTTAAACGGTTTCAAGAGGAAGTGGAAGAACTACGCAAGGAACACCCTAACGGCATAAATAACTACATTAGAGAGGTTAAAGGGTGCGACCAGAAAAATGCTAACAGAACCCAAAACGCCCTCAATCTGTGCTATGCGGAAAAAGCTGCTCTAGCACCTTTGAAAGCAATCCAAATGGAAGGGTTACTTTCGAGAAAGTTATTTAGCGAGATTATTGATTATGTCTTCAATAACTACGAATGGTCTGAGAAACTAGACAACGAAGTTGACCGCATAACCCTAGAATATAGAACTAAAGGCAAGGTAGGACGTGAGAAGACCACGGTCAGAAAAGCCTTATATACAGCCTATGCACTAGGCGTGTAGCTAGAACGGTTCATGAGGGTTCGACTCCCTCGCTAGCTATTACCAGTCAATCTATATACGGAAAAGAGGAATCCTTTTGTATTTTTTCATTCAAATCAGCGGAAGCGTGACTGGTCGTGGATGCACAATGCGAAACTGGATAAAATTTCCATAATTCTACTACTTTATTCTTGAAAAGGAGAAATATCTCCATAATGATTTTATCTATCGCAGGCTGGAATGGTTGCATAAGGGGTTCGATTCCTCTTGCCAGTCATTGTCTGTCAAATACACTAAAAATAAAAAATGAATAAAGATTTTTAGTGGCTTGAGCACTTTTTCGACACAGGACAAGCTGACTGGCCTTGTCCGAACAAACCCAGCAAATTTAAGAAAAAAGGATGTGAAAAACCCTCTTTCTTATTGATATCTTGCATTACAAAATAGCCAAAGACCTTGCTGGTGTCGATGGCTAGGAAGAAGGTGATAAAAGGCTTGAGAAACACCCCAAGAATAAATACGTATTCTATCTTTTCAATAAAATCTCTTAACGTTTCTTGAGCTAAAATAAAAAAGACCGACACAATGGCCGGCACTCTTTGAACACGATATAACTATTATATCAAAGAGGATAGAACAATGCTATTGCCGGAAATTGATGAAAAAGCAACAATCAAACGTTGCAAGCGCAAACTTCGAGAATATCCACGATGGCGAGAGATTGCACACGATAGCGCTGAACAAAAGATAACACAAGAGTTCACCTTCATGCCAAGAGGTGGTAGTGGAGTAAGTAGACCTGTGGAGAATATTGCAGTAAGGCGTGTTGATGCAATGAACGAGCTTGAAGCCATAGAACAAGCAGTTAGCGGGCTATATCGTCCAGACTATCGCAGAATACTAATAGAAAAATATCTAGCTTATCCACCTAAACCAAACTGGCAAATCGCCCAAGGGATTGGATTTGAAAGAACAGCCTTTCAAGAATTGCTAAATAATGCCATCCTAGCATTTGCTGAATTGTATAGAGATGGCAAATTAGTTGTAGAGTGTTGAAATGACGGTATTTTGACGGATAAAGCACGGTATCTTACAACTGTTTAAAGTGGTATTATTATATTATCGAAGAAAATCAGAGACAGCTCACTTTGTGGGTTGTCTTTTTTATGCACAAAAAACTGGCAGAGAAGGAGGTGGACATATTGGGCTAAATCAACGACAGAAATTATTTGCTAGCGAATACATCAAGCTAGGGAATGGCACACAGGCAGCGATCAATGCTGGGTATAGCGAAAGAACAGCAAGCTCCCAGAGTGAAAGACTGTTGAGAAATGTTGAGATTAAACGCTTTATCCAAGTCGAAGTTGAAAAAATGCACGATGAGAATATCATGGATGCAAAAGAAGCCTTGTCCATTCTATCCGACATTGCTAGAGGGAAACGAGACGAAGAAGTCTTGATGATGAATCCATTGACTGGTGAAGTTGAAAGGTTGATGAAGAAGGCTGACAACAATACAGTTATCAAGGCAATTGTTGAAATCTTGAAACGTTATCCAACGGCTAAGCAGTCCGAGAAGTTGGAGCTTGAAATCAGAAAGCTAAGAGAACAACTTGACAGCGGTGTTGAAGGAACTATGAACGTTAATATCATAAACGCATGGGAGGATATCCCAGATGGCAACGATTGACATTCAGAAAAACGTTAACCCGCATTTCAAAACGGTTTGGCAGTCTCAAAAGCCTTACAACGTGCTTAAAGGTGGACGGAACTCTTTCAAATCCTCTGTTATCGTGCTGAAGCTTGTCTATATGATGATTAAGTACATCATGCAAGGTGAAAAAGCTAACGTGGTAGTCATTCGGAAAGTAGCTAATACGATCCGTGACAGCGTCTTTAATAAGGTTCAATGGGCCATTAGTCTATTTGGTCTGGATAGCCAGTTTAGAGCCACTGTAAGCCCGTTTAAGATAGTTCATAAACGTACAGGTTCGACATTCTACTTCTACGGCCAAGACGATTTCCAGAAACTGAAATCAAATGACATCGGGAATATCATAGCGGTCTGGTACGAAGAAGCGGCTGAGTTTAACGACGCTGAGGACTTTGACCAGTCTAACGTTACTTTCATGCGTCAGAAACATGACAAGGCTCCCTTCGTGCAATTTTTCTGGTCTTATAACCCGCCTAGAAATCCCTATAGCTGGATAAACGAATGGTTTGAGGACATCAAGACTAACGACAACTATCTAGCACATTCAAGCACATATCTGGACGATAAGTTAGGGTTCGTGACTGAGCAAATGCTGGAAGATATCGAACGCATTAAGCAGAATGATTACGACTACTATCGCTACTTATACTTAGGTGAAGCGGTTGGACTTGGTAATCAGGTCTACAACATGAGCACGTTTCATGCTATCGACAGCTTGCCAACAGACGATAGGCTTATCGGGATATCTTTTGCACTCGACACAGGGCACCAGCAATCAGCCACTGCATGCGGTGCTTATGGACTTACTGCAAAGGGCAATGTAATTCTGTTAGATACATTCTATTACAGTCCAGCCGGTCAAGTAATCAAGAAGGCACCGAGTGAGCTAACTGTAATGGTTAGTAACTTCATCGACAAGGTACTCAAACAGTACCGAGTGCCAAAGCTACGCATGACTATCGATAGCGCTGAAGGTGCTTTGAGAAACCAATACTTCAAGGATTTTGGTGAGCGATGGCATCCGGTAGCTAAGAAGAAGAACCAGACCATGATTGATATGGTTATCAGCTTGTTAGCTGAGGGGCGTTTCTATTATCTGGATATACCAGCTAACAAGATATTCTACGAGGAACACAAGATGTATCGCTACGATGAAAAAACGATACACACAGACGACCCTAAAGTTATCAAAGAGGATGACCACACAGTCGATGAATTTAAATACTTCGTTTTAGACAACGCTAGAGAACTAGATTTGAAGGCTTAAAGGAGCTACTAATGGGAATTATACAGACCATTAAGAACATATTCAAAAGGAGTAATTACGTGATAACTAATCAAAGCCTAAACAGTATCACAGATCATCCTAAGATTGCGATATCACCAGAAGAATACAGCCGTATCATGGATAATCTACGCTATTTTGCAGGTAGTTTTGACCGTGTCAGCTATCGTGATAGCAATGGAACACAGTTAAAACGTGACTTCAATCACTTGCCTATTGGACGCACCGCATCGAAGAAAGTTGCTAGTCTCGTATTCAATGAGCAAGCTAAGATTCAAGTCGATAACGAAACGGCTGATACATTCATCAATGAGACGCTTAAGACTGACAGATTTAGCAAGAACTTTGAACGCTACCTAGAGAGCTGTCTTGCCCTCGGTGGTCTGGCTATGCGTCCATACGTTGATGAAGACCGTGTCAGAGTGTCGTTTGTGCAAGCACCAGTCTTCTTGCCACTGCAATCAAACACACAAGATGTATCCAGTGCTGCAATCGTGACTAAGACACTCAAGACCGAGGGGCAGAAAGTAAAATACTACAGTCTGATTGAATTTCATGAGTGGACTAAGGACAGTTACACGATAACTAATGAGCTATACGAATCTGAGTCTAAAACTCGTATCGGTCAACGTGTACCTCTATCAATGCTCTATGAGGATTTAGAGGAAACTGTCACACTAAACGGACTTACAAGACCGCTATTTACGTATTTGAAACCGCCTGGAATGAATAACAAGGATATTAACAGTCCTCTAGGTTTGTCTATTTTTGACAACGCTAAAACTACGATGGACTTCATCAATACCACTTACGACGAATTTATGTGGGAGGTCAAGATGGGACAGCGTCGTGTGGCAGTACCTACTCAAATGATTAAGACTGAGTATGACACCAGCGGTGAGAAAGTGACAGTCAAACGTGAGTTTGAAACAGGTCACAATGTCTATGAACAATTCGATAGCGGTGATATGGATAAGGGTATCGGTATTACTGACCTTACTACAGATATCCGTTCGGACGATTACATCAAGGCTATTAACAAAGGATTGAGCCTATTTGAAATGCAATTAGGCGTGTCAGCTGGTATGTTTAGTTTCGATGGTAAGAGCATGAAGACTGCTACTGAGGTAGTGTCAGAGCAATCAGACACATACCAAATGCGTAATTCTATCGCTACTCTTGTCGAGCAATCGTTAAAAGAGCTTGTAATCTCAATCCTAGAGCTTGCCAAGGTCTACAATCTCTACACTGGTGAAATCCCAACAATGGATGAAATCAGCGTGGACTTAGATGACGGTGTATTCACTGACCGAAACGCTGAGTTTGATTACTGGTCTAAGATGGTAGCGTCTGGATTCGCACCGAAGGTTATGGCGATCGAGAAAACTCTTAACGTGACCGAGGAACAAGCACAAGAAATTTACCAAGCAATCAATAATGAAACCATGGTAAATGCTGATAGTTTTAGGACAAGTGAAGAGGTTGATATCTACGGGGAGTGATAGGCCATGGCTAAGAAGAAGCGTGTCAAACTAAACGACCAGCAATTAATGTTGATGGCTGATAATGTTTCGGACATCTATCGTCAATTATGTAATGATCTATTTGATAACGTTGTGGAAAGATTGCATGACCGTGGGACTTACTATCTCGACCAACAACCTTACCTGTGGCAATTAGAGAAGATGGCAGACGTCGGGATGTTGAATGACCACAATATCAAACTCATTGCTGAATATTCTGGCATTGCTGAGAAACAGATCCGATACATTATTGAGAATGAAGGGTATCAAGTTTACAAAGACACTCACGCTCAATTGAATTCTAACGCTTACAATTATAAGGTGATGAAAGACCTTATTAGCTACTCTAACCAAGCAATCCATGATGTCCATAACCTTATCAATACGACCTTGCCTAAAAGCGTACAAGCAACGTACAAGGATATTATCGAGACTACGGTAGCTAAAGTAATCACTGGTATGGCTACACCTCAGAAAGCCCTTGATGAAACGATAATGAAGTTTCAAGAGCGTGGTTTTTATGGCTATACTGACAGAGCAGGACGCAGACAGAGAGCTGATGCTTACGCTAGGACTGTCATTAAAACGACTGCTAGACGTACATTCAATGAAATGCGAATGAGACCAGCTCAAGAGCTTGGTATTGATACATTCTATTATTCAATCAAAGCAGCAGCAAGGGAAATGTGTGCACCGCTACAGAATCAAATTGTCACCACAGGGCGAGCTAGGACTGAAGAAGGTGTTAAGATATTTGCCCTCGATGATTATGGCTACGGTAAGCCCGGAGGGTGCCAAGGCATTAACTGTGGACACACTATGACTCCTTTTATCCCAGGCGTCAACTATATGCCAGACATTGATGATGACTTGAAAGGCTTGACTGAAGAACAAGCTATCGAGAACGCTAACATCCAGAGCAAACAACGAGCTATGGAAAGAGCTATCAGAGCCTCTAAAGAGCGTCTCCACGTTGCTGAAACGATGCACAATGAGGAATTGACCGAAAAATACAAAACAAGACTTACAGAGCAGAAGAGAGCCTTGAAATCGTATGTTGATAAATACCAATTCTTGTATCGAGATAGAGAGCGTGAGAGATACCACGACGACCCACTGGCAAAAACTCGTGAAGCTATTAGACAACGGGATATGTTGGCAAAAAAACACGCTTAAAAAGCGTAAACTAGTATTATTAACAATACTACGTATAGACATGGATTATAGAAAGATGGTGATCCAATTCTTGACTCGTAGGAACAGACTACTAATAAAACCGTATCAATTTGATGCGGTTTTTCTATTTGACCTGTCAAATGTCGTAAAACTGGGCTAATACAGTCCCTTGGACGTAAAACGAAGGAGTTTTAAACATGAGTTTGAAACGTGACATGTTAGTTGAAGCTGGTATTACAGATAAAGCAGTTATTGATTCCTTAATGAATGCGTACGGTTCTGGGATTGAGAACGCCAAAACACAAGCTAAATCTGAATTACAAGCTGAAAACGACAGCCTTAAACAACAACTTGAACAACAAAGCCAAGCACTCAACGACTTGCAAGCCAAAGAGGGAGCAAGTGAGGAACTCAAACAACAATTGACGGACTTACAAGCTAAATTTGACACTTACAAGTCAGAGAATGAAGCTAACCTTGCTCAAGTTACAAAATCGAACGCTATTCGTCTGGCATTGAAGGATGTGGACGCTCACAATTCAGACGACCTTGCTAAATTTATCAATTTTGACGAAATTGAACTTGATGAAGCTGGTAAACCCGAACTAGACAAGGTTATTAAAGGATTGAAAGAAACAAGCCCATATCTTTTCAAGCAAGAGGAACAAGCGGCACAACCTAAAATCTTTGCTGGTGGCAATCCATCTGCTAGTCAGAATGGGCTTACTAAAGAAGATTTTAAACGTATGGGTATCAATGAGCGTCAAGAACTCTTTGATAAAGACCCAGAACTATACCAACAATTGAAAGGATGATTTAATCTATGGTTCTTGGAACAACAACGACTGCACAAGTCATCAATCCACAGGTTATGGCTGACATGGTTTCAGCTAAATTGCCTAAACTTATCAAATTCACACCACTCGCAGTGGTCGAAACAACTCTTGTAGGCCGTCCGGGGGATGAGCTTACAGTGCCGCAATGGACTTATTCTGGTGATGCTACTGAAATCACTGAGGGGCAATCAATTCCGATTGACCAATTGGGCACTAAAGAAACAAAAATGAAGATCAAACAAGCTGGTAAGGCTATTGAAATCACTGACAAAGCTGCTTTGGTCGGACATGGCAATGTCTACGGTGAAGCTACTAACCAGATTGCACTCGCTATCGCTAACAAAGTCGATAACGACATCGTCGAAGTTGCTAAAACTGCAACACAAAACATTACTGAAGCCCCTGTTTCAGTAGCGAACATCGACAAAGCCTTGGAAATCTTCGCAGACGAAGAAGACGCTCGCTATGTTGCCCTTATCAATCCAAAGGATGCTATTAAATTGCGTGCAGACGCTGGTCAAAACTGGTTGAAAGGTTCAGAAGTCGGTGCTGATGTGGTTGTATCTGGCACATTCGGTGAAGTTGCTGGCGTGCAAATCGTCCGCACTAAAAAGGTCGAAGAAGGAAAAGGTTTCCTCGTTAAAGTCTCTTCACTTCAAACAGACACAGACGACGATGCTAAGTATGGAGCATTCGTGATCAACTTGAAACGTGATGTCATGATTGAGAACGACCGTGACATCTTGAAAAAGACTACTGTCTATTCTGGCGATGAATACTACGGTGTCTACCTTTACGACGATTCAAAAGTCGTTAAATTCGGAGGTGCTTAATGGGTATGCTAATGCGTCGTCATACTATCGGCGAGCAAGCAGCGCCTGTTAATGACGTTCAAGAACAAGTAACTGAAACGCTAGAAGACAAGACCGTTGCTGACTTGCGTATCATTGCACAACAACGTGGTCTCACTGGTATTTCAGCTCTTACCAAAGCGGAACTCTTAGACCTCCTAAAATAACAGAAGGAGGTGGTTAAATGACATATTTAACCGAAACAGAATTTCTAAAACTTGGTTTTGAAGACGTAGAAGACTTTGAAACGCTAGCAGCTAGAGCTAAGCTCATTGTTGATTTGTATATCAAAAACTTCTACGATTTCACCGATTTTGAAACAGACTTCGAGCCACGAAGGCAAGCGGTCAAAAAGGCGGTAGCTTATCAAATCGCTTACTTAGATTCAAGTGGTGTGATGACTGCCGAGGATAAGACTTCACTAGCAAGCATGACCGTAGGACGTACTCATGTAAGCTATCAGAACGGCTCGAAATCGTCTAACGGTGGTCAGAGGTATAATCTATCCCTTGACGCTCTAAACTGGCTGACATTGGCTGGATTTGGCTGTAAGGCGGTGGGCTATGATAGATAAACGCATGTTAGTTGATACTGTCACGATTCAAAAACCAACGGGAGAAAAGGACGGTTGGGGAAAAGTAACATATGATGAGCCCAAAACCCTTAAATCCGTTAGATTTGATAGGGCTGTATCTCACACTGGCAGTGGTCAAAATCGAACTGAGAATAATTTCTCGGTTCTCATGATCTATCCGAAATATACACCCATTGAGTTGGATGATAGTTGGTTGAATGGTCGAGTAAATGACACTCACCGAGACTACATCATCCGTAAAATTATTCCTCAATATCATCCGTTTAAGCACACTATCTTGTGTTATGAAGTCGAGGTGATTTGATGGGTGCTGATGTAACTATCAAGGTAGATTTGCAGGGGCTTGAAAAGAAATGCAGTCCTGAAGCGGTCAGACGTGGACAGATTGCCATGAGTAATCAAATGCTCTTGGACATGAACAAGTACACACCAGTCCAGTCAGGGCACTTGCGAGGTAGCGGACATTCTAACGTTGATACGTTGGTATGGTCAACACCTTACGCAAGAATTAGGTTCTACAATCGCAGACTTAAGCTTTTCTTTTCTGAGAAACAACGGAAGTTCTTTTTTGCGAATAAGGACAGACTGCTAGCACAGAAACCTAAGCCCGGTACTGGTGGGCGTTGGGACAAAAAGGCTGTTGCCAAACACAGTAAGCAGTGGGGGCAAGTAGCAATTAGAGCAATGGGAGTTAGATAGTGAATAATAATGATTTTTCAGAGGTGTTGCAAGATTTTTTAGCAGGTCTAGGCTTGCCACTAACACCTCGATTAGACTACCTTGACGAAGGTGAAGACTTGGTAATATACGCATTGCCTGGTGGCAAAGTTGAAGACGAAGACATGGCTGGGACACAGATTCTGTCGTTGCCGTATGAAATCGCCATCAAGTCCAAAGACCAGCAGAAAGTGAACGCTACTCTTTGGAAAATCAACACTGAGCTTTCCAAAATCGGTCTTGAATTACCAAGTTTAAACAATTCTTACACATTCTTGTCATTGAAAGTTGAGACACCGAGCCTTAACGATGTCAATGACCAAGACTATTACATTTACTTGCTTGACCTACAAGCAACTATTGAAGTAGAAAGGAGCCTTAATTAATGGCTAAATTTAAAAATGCGATTCGCAAACACTATATCGCACCTTACGACCCAGAACATCCAGACACTCCACCAACTGATGACAAATATATGTGGATTGCCAAAGGTATCAAAGAATCTGCACCAGAAAACGATGCAGAAGACGATGATGTGGCGTACTTTGATGGCGACGGAACTAAAGAAAAAGTTATCACTTCAAAATCCCGTGGACGCTCGTTTGAGGGTCACCGTGATTATGCAGATAAAGCTCAAAACTTTGTCGTTGACAAGGAAGATGCTGTAGCTGATGACCTCATCGTCTGGTACAAGGAAGTTACTGCCGATGGCAAAACTTACAAAGAGGGTCTTGCACGACTTTCTGAAATTGAAGTGGGAGACGGTGAAGCTTCAGAGCTTGAAACAATCAAGTTCCAAGTTAACTGGTCTCGCACACCAGAGAAACATGAAGTCGCTGCATCACCAGTAGCAGCCGCAGCAGTAGCCGGAGCTGGTTCAGAAACTTCTGGCCGTGCTGCCCGTTCTGGTGCATCATCAGAAACTGGTACACCAGTCGTAGGCGGATAATCTAACTAAATAAAACAAAGATAAGACAACTAGAGGGGTGGGGTTTAGCCCTTCCCCTCTTTTTTCGTATTCAAAAAGGAGAATAACAAACATGGTAGTAATTAAAAAACGTAGCAATGTCATCCCTGTAGATTTCGGCGAGTTCAAGCTTGAATTCCCAGTGTCAGACGGCAATATTCAACGCATGAAGGCGGTTGGGGAAGATTTGCAAGCCAAAGGACAAGCATTCCAAGAGACAAGCGATGAAGAAGCTCTTGGAGCGTTGAAAGCATTGGTAGAAGATGGCTTTAACCAAGTCTTCAATGATGAAGAAGCGTTCAAACAAGTCTATGCATTTGCTGGTCAGTCAACAATTAACGCTATGTTCTATCTCATTGAAGCCATTAAGGGCATTTCAGAGGAATTTGAAACCCAAAATTCTAAAGCAGCCCTCGACAAGTATCTAAATGCTTGATTTGTCACGAAAACTAACAGATAAGTTAGTAATCGATGATGAAGAATTTCCTCTTAATCTGTCTTTTGACAATGTTTTGCGTCTCTTTGAAATGTGGAGAGACGAAGACGTTCCAGAGTTTGTTAAACCACATTTTGGCATTCGTATTTTAACTGGTGAGACCTTAGAAGATTTCACCGTTGAGGAAATGTCAGAGGTGTTTAACGAGGTTTTCGAGGAACATATCAGTCTGTCAACAGTCGAGGACAACCATGTCGAGTATGATTTGGCTGGTAATCCTATGAAGACTACTGCAAGCAATGGCGAGCAAGAGCAAGCACCCTACGACATTCGCTATGACGGTGACTATATCTATGCGTCATTCTTGCAAGCCTACGGCATTGATCTATTCGATGTCCAAGGGGAACTCCACTGGAAGAAGTTTAACGCTCTACTTTCTGGACTTCCAGAGGGCACCAAGTTCATGGAAGTTATCAAAATTCGGAAGTGGAAACCACAAAAGGGCGACTCAGCAGAGTACAAAGAGGAAATGCGTAGGCTTCAGAAGGATTATGCTCTCCCTTACGAGATTATCGAGGAAGATGAAGAATACGAAGAAGAATTTTAGAAAGGAGGGATAATCTATGGCAGATGGTACAGTCACCATAAAGGCGTTATTTGATGGGAAAGACGCTGAAAGTGGGGCTAAACGTATCAAGGGAGCTTTGGAAGGCTTGAAAGGTTCAGCCGGCAAGGTTGGGTCAGTGTTTAAGTCTGTCCTCGGTGCTAACCTAATAGGTGGTGCTATCATGGGCGGCATCAGCGCTCTTGGTGGTGGTATCAAATCCATGGTAGGTGAGCTCAATAGTGCAACCAAAGCATGGAAGATGTTCGATGGGAACATGGAACAGATTGGGATGCCTACTGACCAAATTAGACAGGTCAAAGGCGAGTTGCAGGACTTTGCGACCAAAACAATCTATTCAGCGTCTGATATGGCCGCTACCTACTCTCAGTTAGCAGCCGTTGGAACCAAGAACACAACCGAGCTTGTTAAAGGTTTCGGTGGTCTTGCGGCGGCAGCTCTAGACCCTCAACAAGCCATGAAGACCTTGAGCCAACAAGCAACCCAAATGGCTGCTAAACCTAAGGTCCAGTGGCAAGACTTCAAGCTCATGATGGAACAAACGCCTGCCGGTATTGCCGCAGTTGCGAAAGAAATGGGCATGAGTACCGATGAAATGGTCAGAGCTGTTCAAGACGGCAAGATTAAGACCGAGGACTTCTTTGACGCTATCACAAGAGCTGGTAATAACCCAGTATTCAGTAAGATGGCCACGGAGTTCAAGACCGTTGACCAAGCTATCGATAGTATGAAAGAGTCTATCGGTATTAAGTTGATGCCACAATTTGAAAAACTCAATCAGATTGGTATTAAAGCGGTGGTAGGGTTAACCGATGCCATTGAAAGAATGGATTTCAACGCCATCGCTGACAAGATTGGCAGTGGGTTGCAATCGCTTTGGAAAGGCTTTTCAAATACAGGAGCTTTGAAGAATCTGGGTGCAACGTTCACTTACATTTCAAGCTCAATTAAGCAACTGTTCAGCAAGATTGATGGTAGCAAGCTCATGCAGGGCATTGGCTCAGTGTTTGGTGATATTGCTAACGGTATCTCGCAAGCTCTAAACATTGCTACGACCTCAGTTAGAAGTTTCATCACTTCATTTGCTGATACTGGAGCCTTTCAATCGTTTAAAGCAGCTGTCGAAGATACTTGGAACGCTCTTAAAACTATCGGTTCCTCATTTGGTGAGGTATTAGGTAGCTCACAAATGCAGTCGATTATTGCAGGCATTGGATCAGCTCTTGGAACGCTAGTGAGCTGGATATCTCAAGTTATTTCAGCAATATCTAGGTTTATTAGTGCAATACCACCGGGCATCTTAAACGGTATCACTAGCGGTATTTTAGCAATGGTTGCAGGCTTCATGACTGCAAAGGCTGGTATTTCAGCGGTAGGTGTTGCATTGAAAGGCTTGGACTTCCTTAAAAGTCTCAATCCATTCAAGAAGTTTGGAAGCGATGCAGCAGAAGGCATGGCTCAAGCTGCTACTAGTGCAAGCAGTGGCAAGAGCAAGATTGCCCAAGTGTTTGAGAGTATCGGTGGCGTGATTAAAAACGCTGGTTCAGCAATTTCACAAGCTGCCCGGGGTATCGGAACAGGTATCTCTACAGCATTTAAGGGAATTGGTACAGCTATCAAAATCGCCTTACAAGGTTTGAGAGGCCTCAACCCAGCAACCTTGCTTTCATTCGGTGCTGCCGTAGCTATCGCAGCAGTCGGCATTGGTGCTGGTATTGCATTAATCGTGGCATCATTCTCACTTCTTGCAAGCCACGCTAGTGGTGTTTCTCAAATTATCGGTTCGATAGGTTCAGCATTTGGAACAGTGGTTGAATCAATCGGTAAGGCCGCAGGAACTATCGTTGAAGCGTTCGGAACTGCTTTTGCCACTGTCGTTAAGGCAGTCGGTGAAGCTGCACCAGGACTCGCCAAACTATCACCATTGGTTGAAGCAGTAGGAACAGCTCTAGGCAATGCAGCACCATTCATTACGGCGTTCGGTAACGCTTGGACATCCATTTTAGGAACGTTGCCAGCTATTATCAGTGCATTTAGTGGGTTGGTTGGTGCCATTGGTTCTGCAATCAGTCAAGTAGCTACCGCAATTACTCCGATTGTTCAAATCATTGGGAATACTATTACAGCAGTAGCTCAGATTATCGCTAACGCAATCGTGGCAATCGCTCCGGTTATCTCGAATTGCATCGTGCAAGTAGCTCAAGTAATCGGACAGTTTGGTCCACAGATTGCAATGGTTTTACAAGTAATTGTACAAGCCATTCAAGCAACAGCACCAGTCATTATGACCTTGATTCAAGGGATTGTGACAGTGGTTCAAACACTCGCACCAGTCATTAGTCAAGTGATTGCTGCAATCGTTACAGTCGTTCAAACTCTTGCACCTATCATCAGCCAAGTTATTTCAGCGATTGTTACAGCAATCACTCAAATTGTTCCTATCATCACGGCAATTGGTGGTGTGATTAGTGCTGCATTTAGTGGCATTGCATCGGTTGTGTCAGCAGCAGGAATGGCAATCGCTACGGCTGCAATGGGTATCGGTACGGCTATTAGTACGGCTCTAAGTGGTGTGGCAAGTATTATCAGCGCTGCCGGTTCAGCTATCGGAGCAGCCTTGCAAGGTATTGCTAGCGTGGTTCAGTCAGTCGGAACGTCAATCAGTACAGCGGCTCAAGGTATTGGCAACGGTATTAAGTCAGCATTTGAAGGTATTTCAAGCGTGATTACATCAGCAGGCAGCGCTATTAAATCGGTTCTCGATGGATTGGCTAATGTGTTCAACTCAATCGGTACCGCAGCACAGAAAGCAGGGTCTGGGTTCAACCAACTTGCGAATGGTGTTGTTAAGATTACCAATACTAACCTTGGAGACATGGCTGCATCTCTTGCAGCGGTTGCCAAGGGTGTCGGTTCTATCGGTAACAACTCAGCAGGACTTGCTCAAGCTGGTACTGGTATGACTAAGCTCGGAGATGGTATGAGCAAAGTGTCTAGTTCAGCATCTAGTGCTGTATCTGGTCTGACATCATTCTCCAGCACGATTACAAGCATTCAATCATCATTCACTAACTTACAATCACTACTCACTACAGCAGGGACAGCGTTCAGCACGTTCTCAAATCAAGCTAGTCAATCACTAGCTGGCTTAACGGCTATTGTAGCCCCTATCACTGCATTTAGAACGCAAATCATGACACTAGCACCAGCCTTGATGGTTGCCGCGACTGGATTAACTCAGTTCAGTACAGTTTCAATGACATTGACTGCTAGCATGACTTCTATCAGCTCAAGCATGACTATGCTAACTACTAGCTTAACGATGTTAGCTACTCAGTTAACTATGATCACTACGAGCATGACCATGATGGCTACTAGCTCAACCATGTTAGGTACTAGCTTAACACTCGTAGGAACACAGTTCACTATGATTGGCACATCACTCACGATGCTTAACAGCCAATTCATGATGTTTGCAAGTAGCTTGATGCAAATGACATCACAACTCATGATGGCAGGTTCAGCGGTGACTATGTTTGGTGCTCAACTCATGACTGCTCAAACTGGTTTCAGCATGGTTTCCATGATGGCTACTATGGTATCTAGTCAACTTGCTATGCTTGCTAGTTCTGCACAAATGGCAGGAGCGGGGCTTGCTATGGTAAGTGCTCAAGTCATGATGTTAGCTAGCGTATTCGCTACCGTTGGAGCAGCAGCCATGACCTTACAAGCAACAATGATGTCATTAGGCATGGCAGTTAGTGCCGGTATGATGTCAGCAGTCCAAGCGGTAACGTCTGGAGCTATGCAAATGACGGCTGCTCTACGTTCTAGCGGAATGCAAATGGTTGCTAGCACGCAAGCCTTCATGAATCAGATTGTTTCAGTGGTCCGCAATGGTATGAATCAAGTGGTTGCGGCTATTCGTGCCGGCGGTGCTCAAATGGTTTCAGCCATGCAAGCAAGCGGTCAGCAATTAGTTGCTGTTACGCAAGCAGCGGTTAACCAAGCAGCTGCCGCAGCAAGAGCCGGTTATGGAGCGTTCTTCTCAGCAGGGGCTTACATGGGGCAAGGTCTTGCCGCTGGTCTTAACTCAGCTCTTGGAGCAGTTACAGCAGCAGCTAACGCCTTGGTGGCACAAGCAGAGCGTGCAGCTCAAGCTAAAGCCAAAATTCACTCACCATCTCACCTATTCCGTGACCAAGTTGGTTGGTATATTGGCCTTGGTATCGCTCGAGGTATCGACGAATCAGCACCAGAGGTAGCTAATAGCTTGGATTACATCCGTGACCAAGTTAACGGGTTCAATGTTCGAGCTAATGCAATGTTGACCGGTGCCACTTCAAACATGGCAAGTCAGCTTAAGATGGAAGTCTTACGAGATAAAACACCAGACGCTACGATTTCAGCACGTCAAGAAGCCTATGCTGCACATTCAGCAGGCTTGCTTAGTGATGTGATTGACGCTCTTGGAGAGCTTAAAGACCAAGTAGCACAAGGTCAAAACATGGTACTAGATACCGGTGCATTGGTCGGTGGCACAGTTAATAATTTCAACAGTGCCATTGATACGATTAAAACACTGAAAGGACGACACAGATTATGATTACTAAAATCAAAGAATATATAGCGTTTGGCGATTTTAATAGTCGTGACGCTGGGTGGTACTTACAGAAACGTGAAGCACCCACACCGGACGAAAAAGAGATTGTCGAGTCTATTCCCTTCATGCAGGGGGTGCTTGACTTCTCTAGCGTTCTGGGTGAGCGTGTCTTTGAGCCTAGAGAGATCACATACGAGTTCAAGCTACCTTTCACCGAATATGAAGACCGTAAAACCGCAGAGCGTATGATTAAGTCTCAAATGGTTACTAAGACGGAACGAAAATTATTTGATACGCATGACCGTCGTTATTATTGGATGGGGAAAATCAAACACATCAAGGTAGCTGATGATCCGATTAAGAAGAATCTGGTCGCTACCATCACATTTAAGTGCTATCCGTTCGCCTTTCACGAAAACGAATACTTCGATGACGTGTGGGACACATTCGATTTTGAAAGTGACGACTCAACATGGACTAAGTGGCAACTTGGATATACGAAATCAGAAAGGACAATTTACTTTGTTAATTCTGGTGATACATCTATCAGTCCAGTTATTTATTGCGATGAAGATATTACGCTAACCGATTCAGAGGGTGTAATTTACAACCTCAAGCGTGGTGAAAACAGGGAGTTTGCATTGACTTTGTATCAAGGAATTAACTACTTTAAGGCTAAAGGCAACGGCACGATAGCCATGCACTACAATAACGAGGTGATGGCATGAGTGCAAGCGGTAAAATCGAAGTATTTAACATTAGCCATACTGGTTACGCTGTCAAGGTTTCAAATCTCAGAAATGATACTGGTATCAAAGGGGTGGTATTCCCAACGTGGAGCAGAAAGACAAACTACTCGCCTAGTGCCGGAAAAGTTATCGACCAGGACGACATCATTTGGTATGACGGTGTTGAATGGGGTGGTAACTGGCACTGTACTGTTAACGTCTCAGACCATAACAATGAGCGTGGGGAGTTTCTAACGCATGTCTATGTATCTGACAATAACGGTCAACTTGTCGGAGTTGGCGGTGAAAAAATTGTCGTTCCAGAGCCACCCGAAACCAAACACAAAGGCGGCTATGCGGTGTATTGGTGGAGTGATTTCAACTCACGCCGTTGGGATAAGCTCAATCGAACTACTACGGCACGCAAGACTATTCATGACCCGTACAGCCCAAGAGGGGGCACGGTAATCGTTGGTGAAATCACCCAAGCACTAAACACTATTCATGAATTTTCTTTTGCTGTTCCTTTCACGCACCCACTCTACAATAAAATGGTACCGTTCAAATCAATCGTCGAAGTAGTTAATCTCTACGACGGAAAGGTCGAGTTTGTAGGCAGAGTTTTGACGTCAACCAATGAAATGACAACGGACGGATTCGCTCAAAAAGTGACCTGCGAGGATTTCCTTTCATTCTTGCATGATTCTGCCCAGTGGTTCCAGAAATTGCCAAACCAAGGAGCAGCACCTTACTTAACTGAAATTTTAAGGGTAGCTAATGGCGAGGTTGAGGACTACAAACGCATTAATCTGAATACCTGCACGGTAAACAGTAGGACGGATAAGCCTTGGCGTTACCTTGGATATGAAAGCACTTGGGACTGTGTCCGAGAGCGAATCATTAACAATATTGGGGGCTATTTGACCATCTACGAGCGAAACACTCGTTTATATGTCGATTGGACCGCTCAGATTGGAGAAACCAAGAAATCACCGCTTCAGATTGGTAAGAATATCAAATCTGCCAGCCGTGAGCTTGATTTTGACGGTCTAGCTACTCAAATTATGCCGGTTGGTGCTGATATCCAGAAGGAACATCCAGACGAGGACCAGAGCCCCGATGTCACCAGAGAACAGCTCACCATTTGGCACGTTAACAATAACAGTGCATTTTTGGAAGATAAGGACCTTATCAAAGAGTTTGGTATTATCCGTAAGGCTGTAATTTGGACAGAAATCGACGACCCTAAAACCCTGCTAGCCCGTGGTAAGCAGTATTTGCGAAATCAAAAAATCGCACTCGCTAAATGGACTATCTCAGCGGTAGAGCGTTATCTAATTGATAACCGATATGACAAATTTGAAATTGGGAACAAACACCCGATTATCAATGCACCATTGTCTGGGATTGAAACTTTGCAAATTTTGGAGAAAAAAATTGATATTCTAAACCCACAGAGTGTTGATCTAACTATCGGGTCACAATCTCAGTCACTTTCAGCGTATCAGCTACAGTTACAAGAGGCTGAAAACTCTATCGAACGCTTGAAGCAGAACACTTCGACAGCGAATAAAGAGAAACGCTTGAAAGCTCTTAAAGACCAACTCGCAGCACTTAAGAACAAACCTAGCTCAGCACCTACAGCCCCAACCGCACCAACACCGCCTAGCCCTAACGCGTCAGCGGACGAGATTGCGGCTTATGATAAACAGTACGCTGATTATCTGGTGGCTAAGGCTAACTATGACAATCAGCTTGCATCATTCAACATGGACGAGCAGGAGCGTGCTAGAACAATTAAGGACGTAGAAGCTGAAATCGCTAGATTGCAAAAAGAATTAAATGGAGGTAATTAAACATGCCAGAAATCGAAGCAGAGGGACGTTTGAACCTCTACGATGATGTCACGCCCTTAGAAAAAACTAAGAATATCAATGTTTTGACCAAGGCAATTCGCAAGAAGACAAGAGGGGCGGACGTCAGAGAAGCCATCGCCAAAGCCATTGAAACGACCTATGCGGACGGTGCCACTAATGGCAACACTAACATGGAAGTTATCAAGGCCCGTGGACTTGCTGGCAACCTTGATGACCGTCTCAGCACTATTGAGAACACGCTAAATGGAAAGGCGAGTGCTGATTTTGTTGAAAAGAAATTTAACAAAATTGAATCCAATGCCCCTAAGGCTGTTCTTAATTCGCTATCTGAAATCAGTAGCACTTATCCAAACGGTGCAAATGGTATCGTTGTAGCCAAAGATACGGGCAAATGGTACTACTACGACGAAGGAGCTCGCTCTTGGAAAGAGGGTGGAGTCTATCAGTCTAGGGGGCTTGGTGGTAACGAAGTTACCGCTGATAATATTGACTTTGCCCAAGGTATCAAGCAAATGCTTACTGACCGAATCACCGGTACGTTTTGGGTGGAAAACAACGGTAAGATTATCAATGACGTAGCAGGCGGATGGAGTCGCTACTTGCCGGTTAATCTATACAAGGGCAAGACCTATTACATCGTCGGTGTCCGAGGATTCCTTACTTATGTAACATCAGCAGACGGTAGCCGCGTCATCAAGAAATTAGCTAACAACGATACAGTGGTTAGCACTGAATACACACCTACAGAAGATTCACTTCTTTATGTGTCAACACAGAATATTGACCCTAAACCCAAGGTTTTCAACGCGTCGGTTGCAGAACTGGCAGCGGCCAACGTTAACATGAACAATCTACCAGACGGGTATGTTTCGCTTAAAATCCCTAAATTGGAAGTGGATGTTAAAGCTACTGATTTGTCTTTCGTGACACAAATCAAGCAACTTATCGATGAGAACACTCTTATTCGTGGGAAATACTATAATGGTAACGCTAAATCGACAGGGGACGAGCCAACATGGGCTGTTTACCCACCAATTTATCTCGAAAAGGGCAAAAAGTACGGTTTGAAGGGTGTTCGTGGTGTGTTCACATTCTACTTCAGTCTGGATAATCGAAAATTGAAGCAATTCTCAAGCGGTGACAATGTTGTCGATGCCGACTACACACCAGACGAAACGGGTTATTTATTAATTACAAGGCGGCTTGCCGATAACCCTTGTAAACTGATTCAAGGCGGTCTTGCTGGAGCTGCGAAACTTCCAAACCTTAATTATGGAGCGAGCGCCCTTGAAAGTAACACGCCGATAGCGTTCCCGAAAATCAAAAACGAGTACACTATAAAGAAATCAGCCGGGGATTTCAGCACGCTAACAGAAGCTATCAAAGCATTGGGTTCGGGTAGTGCTGACAATCCTATTACCTTGTATATACATTCTGGTGAGTATGATGTATTGCAAGAATTGGGCGGTGACAACTTCCTTCGTGAAGTTGAAAATAACGGGTCTGAGCGTCAAGGAATCGAAGTACCAGACTACGTTAATATCATTGGTGTCGGTGATGTCCGTCTTAAAATGGATGTTCCAGATAGCAAGACTACTCGTAACACGTCAAGCCGTATCAGCGTTTTGAACGTTTGGCGACATAACACGATCAAGAATATCAAGATTACTGTCCGAAATACTCGATATGCAGTGCATGACGAGACTAATAATCAGTACGCAAACAACGATATGAGATATATCGATTGCTACTTTGAACACCTCGGAAACAAGGATGGCGTTTGGAACTCAACGCAAGCCTATGCGGCTGGTATGGGTTCGGGTGGTAGCTACCTTTTTGAAAACTGCACATTCAAATCAACAACATTGCCATTCTCGATGCACGATAATTTCAACGTTGAATCTAACCGTGTGAAGATTTCAAAATGTACCTTCATCACTGGTAGCGGTGAAGAATCTATCCGTTTCGGGTCTTACGGTACAGGAGCTAAGAAATCAATAGTTACTATCGAGAACTGTAATATTGATAAGAGCGTTAAGCTATTCGAGGAGCAAGGCGGTTCACGCCATGGAAACCATTTTGCGGTGTCTGGTGGCGGGAATACGATTGTTCCTTACATCAACATCAATAGTGCAGGACGCAAGGAACGTGTCGAATTTGCGGATGAAGTCAGAACGTTGAAAAATACTAGTCAAACTAGAATCACAGTCGGTACGCCGGTCAAATTGGTCGGTAATTCCGTGCAACCGTTGGGGGCTAATGAGCCATGGTTGTTCTATGGTATGTCACTCGACGATATCGAGCCAAACGCTACGGGAGTGATTAAGTACGCTGGATACATTGCAAAAGAAGACACTGGCATCGGTTCACTGTCGACAGGGCAACGCATTGGCTTGGTTGATGGTCGTATGGCATCGGTGGATTCTAACGACTTCATCGCTTATGCCACAGACGGCAACAATATTCTTTTGAAATAGTTTTAAAAAAATGGGGTTTAAATAAATATGTTAAGGAGTGTTAAATGCACAAACCAGACGGAATCTTTGGTATCTTCCAAGTGGTCAAAGATTTCTACGACCATGGCATAGACGAGCATTTATGGGTGTTTCTGCTAATGGTTATCATTTTCAGTGACATTGCCATCGGTGTGTCCAGAGCTTGGGCCTTCCATGAGCTTTCAAGCTCAAAATTTAGAAAAGGGCTGGTCGGGCATATAGCCATGTTCACGTTCGTAGCCATCTTTTACCCGTTCGCAGTCTTTATGAATCTGGGCGGTGTCCTAGATACATTTATCTTTGCCATGATTGCCGCTTACGGCTCTAGTATTCTGGCTAGTCTATCAGCACTAGGGGTGGAAATCCCTTATATTGACAAGTATATTAAGAAAAATATTGATAAAGAGAAGTTTTTTCTTAACGAAGAAAAAGGAGAAAAAGAAAATGATTAATTTTAAACTACGCTTACAAAACAAAGCTACTCTAGTAGCTCTTATCTCAGCAGTGTTCTTGATGTTGCAACAATTCGGACTTAACATCCCTAGCAACATTCAAGAGGGTGTTAATACGTTTGTTGTAATTTTGGTTATCCTTGGAATCGTGACAGACCCAACCACTAAGGGTGTGGCAGACAGTGAACGAGCTTTAAACTACCGTCAACCTCGTGAGGACTAGCCTATGGCTAAGCTCATGACCTCTATCAACCAAATCGAGGGTGGTGATGTCCTTAAATCTGGGGACACCACTTCCGTGTTTGGTTTTGAGATTCTAGGGTACGATGGAAAACGCATGGAACTCTCCGGCACTGGTAAGCTCACACTGTCGAATGACGAAACCGTAGCACTTTATCAAGATGTTGCCGTTGAAAATGGGCGTTTCTCATTCTCAATGGGTAAGGCAGTAGCTACTGGCACTTACTACCTTGAAGTTAAACTGAATGGACATATCTTCCCATCCAACAATTTTAAAGTGAAAGTGAAAAACTCACTGAATGTGGACAGTGCTATCCCATCGGACAAAAGCCCTAAACTAAAGTTACTAGCGGATGAATTGCGAGATTCTGGGTTAATCACTGGTGGCAGCGAAACCACAGAAGACCTAGTAAACATCTATAACTTAGCTAAAATTTGAAAGGAAACATAAATGAGTAAATTACACGATTTCGCCCAAGTCGTTGGTGCAGATATCAAAGAAATTAAAACAGCGTTGGCTGGCAAGGCTGAGAAAGGTGAAGTGACCACTAACGGCATCACTCAAGAACAACTTAACACCGCAATTACACAGGCCAAGGCTGATATCATTGGTGGAGCCCCCGAAAACCTTAACACACTCAAGGAAATTGCTGATAACATCGAAGCAGCGGGTGGCAATACCAACAGCGGTATTATCTCGAAAATGACTGAATTGGGTGGCCGTCTCGATACCATCGAGCAAGAAGACCTTGTGAACGTATACAACGCAGCGAAAGCGTGAGCCTATGAGTAAGTTCACAGAATTTGCTCAAGCTGTAGGGGCGGATATCAAGGAAATTAAAGATAAACAATCTTCATCCTTGTCTATCAGTCAAGCGTATGGACTATTTCCAACATACAATAACTTTTTTCTACAAGTTCTAGAGCAAAATAAATTTGCGGCAGACCCACTTGTAACAAAATCTCAATTGCCAACGAGCGAAATTGAAGAGTTAAAACAGAAGGTCGAAAAGTTGGAGGAAATGCTCTTGGAAATTAAACAGAGTATTCAAAAATAATTTAAGGAGGCACTTAAATGAGTGTACAACAATCACTAATTAACTGGTTTGTTAGCCATCGAGGGCTATTGACCTATTCAATGCTTGGAAGCCGTAACGGTACAGACGGAACAGCTGACTGTTCTGGTTCGGTATCTCAAGCCTTGAAAGAAGCTGGTATCGGTATTCAAGGGCTACCATCTACCGTAACCCTTGGACAACAATTATCAAATAATGGTTTTTACCGTGTTTGTCGTAATGAATCATGGGATGCATTGCCAGGCGATATCGTTTTGATGTCATGGGGTGCTGACATGGCTAGCTCCGGCGGCGCTGGTGGACACGTCGGTGTCATGATTGATGATACATACTTCATCAGTTGCGACTTCTCAACGCAAGGAGCAGCAGGACAAGCTATCAACACTTACCCTTGGAATGACTACTACGGATGGAATCAGCCGGCTTATATCGAAGTTTGGCGTTATGCTGACACTGCACCTCAAACCAACAACCAAGCTAATACCGCAGTAATCCCACAATCCAAGGCTTACTATGAAGCCAATGAGGTCAAATATGTCAACGGTATTTGGCAAATTAAATGCGACTATCTAGCACCCGTTGGATTCGACTGGACTGAAAACGGCATTCCGGTTTCAATGGTCAATTGGGTAGATGCTGATGGTAATGACTTGCCAGACGGTGCTGACCAAGATTTCAAAGCTGGAATGTTCTTCTCATTCGCCGGTGATGAAACTAACATCACTGACATGCAAGATGGCGGATACTACGGCGGCTATTATTACCGACACTTTGAGTTTGGCCAATTTGGCACAGTTTGGCTCTCATGTTGGGATAAAGACGACCTCGTTAACTACTACGAATAATTAACCAGACCACGCAAACTATAAAATAAAAAAGGAGTATATCACCTCCCCTCACACTGCAGTAGGGATATCATGGCAGTAGTGGTCGAAGCCTCAGCATTTTGCTGGGGCTTTTTTTATTTGGTATAATACATCTAGGAAAGTGCCAGTAACTCTACGGGGTCTGGTGCGTTTTTTATTTATTTGTGTTATAATGATATTGGTTTTGAGAATAGCCTTCATAGGTAGACGCCGCCCATAAAAGGGGGGGGTTTTTTTTTTCTAAAAACCATAATTTTTTTTTGAACAA